TATTACAGTAAGCCACCTTATTGGTTTGTTGTTTGTTTTGTTTATTTGTGTCCCCTATGCAATGACGTTTTCTCGCTCTTGCATGGGGGATTTCTTTTTGCTACGTTACTTGTGAGCATATAACTCAAGCGTAAAAGAGAACTATAAATTGTCAGCAAAGCATAAGAACAAGTACGAACAGATGCCCACCGATGGCATCATAATTAGCAAGGACAAAGCCTTTTCCTTAAGGAAGCGCGGCAAACCATGCGACTTGCCAGCTCCTGAATCAGACGACACCGTAAACGAGAACCTACGAGCCATAGAAGTTGACACCACGCTCTACCCGTCTATAGCGACTATGCTGAACAACTCCACTGTAATTATAGACACCGAAATACGCAGGCTGATGATGGCGGCAAACTCTGGTGGTCTGCGTCCAGAAGAGACAAAGCAATTTGAAAAATACGCTGCGGCTTTATGTCGGGTGGCGAAGCTGTCCCTCGAAGTAAAAGAAAACAACCCACTGGACAGCATGACAGATACGGAGCTTCTCTCTCGCGTAGCTGGCATACTTTCTGTAAAGGAAACGCAGGATGGAGAAACAAAATAGATGGATGACCTAGAAAGACACATATTCGATGAGACAGGCGGCAAGTTCGGCAATCTTTACAACAGGTCAAAGGACTCATGTGATGAAGGAACACGATCCCTTCGTATAGAACAGGTAGTACCAAATCTACCAGTCAGGATACGTACAGCCGAACCACAAGACGCAGCACTCATATACGACACTTGGCTGAAGTCATATGCATCGCAGAACAAAGACCAACCAAGATGGACAGTCTATCCGTTGCACAAGAAGATAATAAAGCGTCTTTTACGTGAGTCAGTAACACTGGTCGCAGCAGGCAATACGTCAGAATCGCAAACAGACATCTATAGCTGGATGTGCGCTGTTCGTACAGACAACTTTCTTGTGCTTCATTTTTCGTTCACAAAGCAGATGTTTCGTAATCGTGGTTTATTCAAGTCTCTGTTGGAGGCATTTGAATGGAAAACAGGAGATCCTATCTACTGCTCGCATAGGGGCTGGATAATGAAGTCAATTAAGGATAGATATAACTTTAGATATATTCCCCATCTACAATTTGATTGGGGATTAACAGAAATGGAGAAAATTTATGAGGACAAAGCTAAAGTCAATCGCACTACATGAGAATGTTCGTGATATAGACGGTAACAAATACATAAATGTTGAAGACAGAAGATATGCAGATTACGCGCTAACTTTGATTGATGGAGTAGTCCATGTCGAGCACCCTAAGAAAGGACATCGGTTATTAACTATGGATAGCTGCACAGTAACCCTGTCTAGCATATTTATAAAGCCAGAACCGGAAGCGGAATCCAAACCTGTCAAGAAGAAGCGTCCAGTAGCAAAGAAAAAGAAGCTGGTAAAAAGAAGACTTACGATAGACGAAATAAAAGCAAAAGCAATAAAGCTAAGTAAGAACAACTGATAAAATGGCTAAAGAAGAAGACGAAGTAGAAAACAGGAAAGTCCTCCAAGAATATATGAAGCGGTTCTCTAAGGAACTGCCTTCCCATATAATGGGGGAACATTCCAAGGATCGTACATACAGGTGGCGTGAAGATTTGTTCGACAAGCAGCTTGCCTTTATAGACGACAAGTCAGAGTTCAAGGCAGCCGTATGCAGTAGACGAGCTGGCAAGACGTACACGTTATGTTACTACCTGTTGGAGGTAGCCGCGAAGTACCCAGATGGTGTGGTGGCATATATTGCACTGACGCGCACGAACGCCAAGCGACTGATGTGGGGCGCGTTAAAGAAGGCCAGCAGGGAATACCATTTAGGTATTCGGTTCAACAACAGCGAACTTACTGCAACTCTGCCGAACCATTCGCAGATATGGCTGACAGGTGCCAACGATGAAGCTGATATAGATAAGTTGCGTGGCCCTAACTACCGACTGGTTTGCATAGATGAAGCACAGTCCTATGGTGGATTTCTTGGCGAGTTCATCGAGGAAGTGTTGGAGCCAGCACTAATTGATAACAGGGGTACATTATGCCTGACCGGAACACCTAATGCAGCATGTGCAGGGTACTTTCATAAGGCGACCACCATAGAATCGTATAATTATGCTGTACATAAATGGACAATACTAGAGAATCCATATATTCCTCATGCGAAAGAATATTTAGACGCAAAACGTCAGCAGAAACAGTGGGCTGACAATCACCCGATATACATGAGAGAATGGAGAGGCGAGTGGGTTAAGTCGCACGACTCGCTAGTTTACAAATACTATGACCATAATATTTATGATATACTACCACATGATAGCGGTACTGTGCATTACCTCCTTGGGATTGACCTTGGATATGAAGATGCCACATCTTTCAGCATTGGCTGCTTTTTGGATAATGACAAGCATTTATGGGTTTTAGAAACGCCATGTTATAAGAAGATGATACCTAGCGAGATAGCAGAGCATGTTAACTCATTGAATGAAATATATAACTTTGAACGGATAGTTGCGGATACTGGCGGCTTAGGAAAAAGTATAGTCGAAGAAATGCGTCAGAGATGGCAGTTGCCTATAAAGGCAGCCGAAAAGCAGAACAAGGCAGCATACATCGAGCTCATGAATGGCGACCTGAATACAGGCCGGATTAAAGTAAAACGAGGCAGCAAAGTGTTTGAGGAGTGGGACTTGCTACAGTGGGATGAAAACCACAGAAAAGAAGACCCTCGATATGAAAACCACGCTGCTGATGCCACCCTATATATGTGGAGAGAAGCTAGGCACTGGTTATGGGAACCATTATATAGAGATCCTGTTCCGGGAGAATCTGGATACACTACTTGGATGGAAGATCAGGTAGAGAACCAGATACGTGAACGGGTAATTGGTAATGAAGATGTCCCTTGGTGGATGCGCTCTGATAAAATCGAAACCAGACTACTTAATTAGTTATTTTACCTTATAAAGGAAGGCCGATACTAAATGTATAATTCAAAAAAATACTGGTGGCAGCAAGAAGGCGATGACACAGCCGAGCATGTGTTTGACGTAGTGGACACACTGTCAAAAGACCAGCGTATGATTCATAACAATAATCTAGGTAATTACAGGTTCTATAATGACACTGAAATGGAATCTCTTTCCTTGCGTGGTTATACGAGGCCAGCAGGATCATCTCAGGTAAGTGAAAAAGTAACATTTAATGTTATAAAGTCGATGATTGACACCCTGTCTAGCAAAATCACAAAAAGCCAGCCCAAGTGTACATTCCTTACGGATGGAGGAGACTGGAATCAGCAAAAAAAGGCTAAGTTGCTGGATAAGTTTGTGCAGGGTCAATTTTACATGACCAAAATATACGAAATAGCTCCACGTATCTGTTTAGACGCTCTTGTTTTCGGTACAGGCATAATGAAGGTCTACAGTGAAGATGGTGAAGTCAAGGTTGACCGAGTATTTCCTGACGAGCTGATAGTAGACGATAATGAAGCTCGCTATAGTGAACCAAGGCAAATGTTTCAGTTAAAAATCATGAATAGAGAGGTTTTAAAGGGATTATTTCCTGAGCATGAAGCAAAGATTGCAGTTGCTGGCGCAGAAGACATAGATCGGTCTGTTAACGAAAGAATGGGCGGTGTTTCCGACGACCAGCTTATGTGTATAGAGTCTTGGCATTTACCGAGTTCAAAAGGTGCATCTGATGGAAAACACGCGATTTGCTGTGAAGATGTCTGCTTGCTTGAGGAACCCTACAAAGAAAAGACATTTCCGTTCGTATTTTTGAAATACAGCGAACGATTGCTTGGTTTTTGGGGTATGGGCTTATCGGAGATGCTTACGGGCATACAGCGAGAGATAAATACGCTTTTATGGGATATACAGCAGTCCATGAACTTGTTTAAGCCAGCAGTCATCATAGAGGGGCAAGTTTCCAAGGCAGCGACTACAAACGAGCTTGGCAGGGTTATAGAACTGACTCCGGGCAGTAGGTATTATGATTACATACCGAGGGCTATTGGGACGGAATGGTTTTCTCATTTAGACCGTCTGTTTAATAGGGCTTATCAGATAGCAGGTATTTCTGAATTGTCTGCACAGTCGAAAAAGCCTGTAGGTTTGGAATCTGGTGTAGCATTACGTGAGTTTGCCGACATAGAAACCGAAAGATTTCTTTCCTTTGCAAAGCGTTACGAAGCTTTCTTTATTAGTTCTGGTGAGCAGATGATTAAACTTGCTCGCAAATTAGCAAAGAAAGGCAGTTATGAAGTAATTTCGCATGGCGATAAATCGATAGAGAAGATAGACTGGGCAAATATTGACCTAAAGGATGACCAGTATGTCATGCAGATATACCCGACTAACTTTTTGCCAGAGACTCCAGCAGGCAAGATGCAGTTCATTACGGAGCTTGCTCAGACGGGGATACTGTCAGACAATACTGAGTTGTTAAAACTGCTTGATTACCCAGATATAGACCATTTAATACAAATGAAGACAGCTCCTTACGAGATAGTAGACATGATGCTCGACAACATGTTGACTCATGGCAAGTACAGTAGCCCAGAGCCGTTCCTAGACCTTAGACTGGCGATGGAGAAGACAAACCAGACCTATCTAAGGGCAAAACTCCAAGGCGCACCAGAGAAGCGTCTGAACCTTCTGATAAGGTTTTTGCAGGAGACTATGGAGATGATTTCAGCTATGGCCATGAAACAGCAGCAAATGGCTCAGGAGCAGATGATGGCACAGCAAGCACCACCTTCGCCAGAGCCACCTAATGCGGAAATGGCAGTAGAGCAAATGAAACAAGAGGCAGCACCAATGGAAGCACCAATGGAAGCACCTATGGGAGCACCACCTGAAGTACCTATGTAATTAACCCATTAAAAGGAGAATAAAAGATGTCCATTACAACACAATCTGACATTGATGAAACTTTAGAGCAGATGAATGAGTTTAAGACAAACAAGATGCACTCAGTCCAAGAAGAGGCACCTGCTGACCCTGTTGTAGAAGAAGCACCTGTTGAGGCAGTTGCTCCGAGTGAGCCAGTGGTTGAAAAGAAACATCAGGTTACTGAGTTTCAAGAACTTGCTAGAAGAGATCGTAAGAGTAGGGAGTTGCAGCAGCAGAATAAGAAGTTGCAGTCCGAGCTTGAAGATTTGCGTCAATACAAGCAGAACAACGCAGAGTTTATGACAAAAGATCAGTTACTTGCAGAGGCAAGACGATCTCCTGCCGAGTTTGTTAAACAATACGGCCTTACCATTGATGATGTAGCTAACAGTTCACTGAATGATGGTCAAACCAGTGAAGCATTACGTAC